TCCGGGTTCAGGCCCGAGTGCTATGCCAGCTGGCGGAGGCGGAGGCAATTATACGCCAGCTAAAACAGTATTCGGCAAAGTGCCAGGCGTAAATCCGCAAACTGGATTAGGATCTGGTTGGGGACAACCTAGTCTAAATCCTAATTATAATCCTAATCAACAGTATCAGCCAGGCACTCCAATGCAGAATCAATTCAATTGGGCTCCGCAAACTGCACAACCTTTCGGCGGTGCACAGTCTATGCCTGCGATGTACGGTCAAGGTGGTCAACTTAATTTGGCTTCTATGGCTCCTGGTTCTCAAATAGGACAAATGGCACAACGTATGGGCGGACAATCTCCTGGTCTAACTGGCTTTGGCGGTGTTCCTCAACAACAACCATTTCCAGCAGCACAACAATTTGCAACCAATGCGCAAGTAAACCCACAATTACAAGCGCAGCAATTTGGACAACAAGGCGCATTTAATCCACAGCAAATGGGCACAATGGGTAATATGCAAGGTATGGCCGGAATGGGCAGTCCTCGTATTAATCCTAGTATGATGCAAGGGCAATTGCCTCAACCATCATTAACAGTGCCTGCAGGATTTACTGGCGCTGCTACAATGCAACCTCCAGGCTTTACAGGCGGATTACGCAAAGCACCTATGGGCTACAAACCTCCAGGTCGCTTTTAATAAATAACATTGAGACACAAGTCTCAAATTATAGCATAGTAAAACGGGAACAGAGACTGTTCCTGATTTACATTAGGAAATGAAATGACAAAACAAAATCTAAACCCACCAGCAACAGCTCACGTGGAAAATCCTTGGGACGAAGCAGCTCCCGAAGTTACAACAACAAAAACAAAAACAAAAAAAGAAGAAGCAGTTAAAGCAGCTCCTCCAAAATCATCTAGCAATGCTGATTATGATATGGACGGCTTAATGACCGACTTCCCAACTGCTAAAGAACTAGAACGTTTCGTATTTGATGAAACAGGTATTGTATTGAACTTAAAAGGTCGTGCAAACAAGTTAAAATATCAAGTAGCAATGGACGTGCTCAATGGCGACGAAATCGATCCTAAATTTATTGGTTCCGATAACCCATATATTGATCGTACTGAATTAGTTCCAGTCGAGACATTAAAAGAAGTTCCAGAGCGCGACACACATTTGCCAGATCGTAAACAAGTACAGAACTTATTTGTAAGCAATAGTATTCCTCACACTGATTATGAATCACGTATGCAGGATAAGAAAGTAAGTGTTATCTTCCGCAAGTATAAGACAGGCGAAATCAGCTTCGAAATATTAGGCCCTGTTGACCAACGTGCACACGGTATGAAGTTGGACAAGTACGGACGTGAGCGCCCAGAGATTATCAAATGGGTTGACCCACGCACTGGTGAACAAACAATTGTTCGCGGTGATGGTTCATTTACTCCGCAAGGCCGTAAGCTACGTGCTATGATGCAGACATTCCGTGTTAACAATAGTAACCAATGGGATATCTGGATTGACCGTGAATTCATTAGCTTAGGCGACAACGTTATTAGCAACGTGTGGGATCTAGACAAATGACCAATCCTCAAGTGCGAGATGGTATGATACATCAAGCGCAGCAGGAAAGAGTTGTTCGTGACACATTGATTTTGCAAAAAGTCAATAAGGCACACAGGGATGCGTTTAAGAGCCGCTTCCCTGGCCAAGTCGAACATATTCTTAGACTGACTGCCGAACGATTGCAAGCTATGCTTACGGCTAAACCAACTGAACTTGCTAATCCAGAAACTTGGATTAGTACTGCGGCAGAGATCCGTGACCTAAGCGAAGCAATATATTACCTAACTGAAGTTAGTCAAATCTATCCTGTTATTGAGGAATAAAGATGATCGGTACCGAAACGTTAATGGCGAGGTCATTACGTTATGTTGTTGATAAAAACAATTTAACGATTGATTCTCTTGTTACAATACCAGGACCGTTAAAAGCACAACTACAAGACTTAGCAATTGATGTTTGCGATGATATGAAGTACAATCAATTAAAGTACTTCCGTCCTTTCGAACATCAATTGACTTTCTTTAAGACAGGCACACATCCTAGCAGTGAACGCCGAGGCATCCTAGCTGCAAACCGTATTGGTAAAACAGTATCGACTTGTGCTGAGACTGCTATGCACTTAACAGGACAATATCCCGACTGGTGGAATGGCTATCGCTTTGATAAACCAATTACTTGTATGGTAGCAGGTGAAGGTTGGAGTCAGGTTGCGCTTGTATTGCAAAACGAATTACTGGGAACACAAGATATTAAGATTACTGATAACTTAGGCACAGGTATGATTCCACGCGATTGTATTGTTACAGATACAATGCGTAACGATGGTGCTAACTGTATTGGTGTTGAGATTAAACACAAGAGCGGCAATAAAAGTTATTTGTTATTTGCTAACTACACACAGGAAGTTCGTCAGTTGCAGGGTTTCAAATTGAACTTGGCAGTATTTGATGAACAACCACCAGATGATTTCTTCTCTGAAATTGTTACTCGTACTGCTACGACACAAGGTAAAGTACTTTGTTCGTTTACTCCATTAAAAGGTTTGAACGGACTTGTAAGTAAGTTTTGGAACAAAGAGATTGGCTACGAGTTTATTCGTGTCAGTTGGGATGACGTTCCTGAATATGATCCTTGGGGTCAACCATTCTTGTTGAATGAAACTCGTAAACAGTTGGAACGAGATTACTTGCCGCACGAACGTGAAGCACGTATTGCTGGTAAACCTGTATTGGGTCGCGGAGCAGTGTTCCCACTTGCTAACTGGCCAACATATATAACAGGCGAAGTAGACTTTTCGCGTATGCCAAACATTCATCGTATTATTGCGCTTGACTTGGGTCTAGTTAATGACAAGACAGTTATTAGTCTAATGTATTGGGAGCCATATGAAAAGGTTGCTTATCTACATAAACAAATTACTGTACAGGGTATTGAAGAAGCAGTTCCGACACAATACATAAATCATTTACTACGTCCAGAAGTATTTGGAACTCCTATTGTATTACCATCAGATGCTAACACAGCAGGTCGATATACAATGAGTGCATCAAGTATTCGTGAATTATTTGAAAGTTATGAACTAAACGTTCTACCTAAACCAATTATGAATCCTCCTGATAGCGAAGGACGAGTTACAAACCACAAAGCGTATGGTATTAACCAAATGCGACAAATGTTAGAATCGGGAACGCTAATGATTAATGAGAACTGTACTCAGTTCATTAATGATGCTAGAAACTATTTCGTAGATCAGCACGGACGTTTTAGCGATCCAGATGACACTATTGATAGTTGCCGTTATGCTATTCTAGGATGCCTAAACGGATACGCTGAGCCCTGGGATAATAGAACACCTGCACAAAGAATGGCAGCACAGCGCGACAGATATATACGTCACGACAATTCAAACAAACCAGCTTGGAAACAAGCCCACAACCCAAATGCATAAGGAATTAATAATGACTGGAAGATACTTAGTAACAGTAGGAGAAAATACTCCTAGTATTTTGTGTGAGAAACACGCACGTGCTTTTGAACAGCATTTTATGGAAACAAATATCGAACATACTATCTATGAGATGGACGAAGACGATGAATTGTATCATTGCCACGCCTGTAAGTTAGTAGAGACAAATGCACACGTCAAACAGCTACAAGAAGAAGCTAATAGACCAAAAATTATATTACCAGGAGAATTTTAATGGGAAAAGGAAGCAACCCGCGTCCTTTCGGCATTCCGAAAGAACAATTTAGAGATAATTACGATGCTATATTCGGAAAGAAGCCGAAACCAGCTGATAAGGAAACACCTCCTGCCAAAGATACTAAATAATAGAATACTGAGGATTCCTGATGTTAAATATTAAAAATATACCCGTTCAAGACATTAATAAGAACAACAAAACTAATGATCGTTTTGTTCGTATGAAAAACTTAATGGATGTCAAGATGGCATCGTACTTGCGTTACTTAGGCACAAAGAACGCAGTTAATCGTGCAAGCGATTATCACTATTTGTGTCTAGCGGTAACTGATTCTACTGCTCCTGTAAACGGCATTGATTACATTCACCCAAGCGTTAAGCCTGCTGTGGATTATGCCACTGCGGTAATTGCAAAAGGTCTAATGCCAAACGGGGAAGTTAACTTTGAATTCGTAGCAGATGGCGAAGATGATTCCGAAGCAGCACGTCAGGCAACAGAGATGGTTAGTAAAGTTATTAACCAAATGAACGATCCTCACTTTATATTAGAACGTTGGGTAATGGACTCGGCAATGCACAAAAACGGTATGATGATGATTAAGCCAATTCGCGAACAAATTACTCGTTACGTCGAGAGCGAAGGCACATTAGATCAATTACGTGCATTTGAACAACAGGCAGCAGAAAGCGGATTGACAACATTAAGTCAAGGCCGTAGACGTGTTAGCGTTGATATGGTTAAAGTAATGGAAGAAGTAAAGCAATTACTGGACGCAAATCAACAACAATTCGCAGAAGATCACGTTAACAACACATTGCAAGCAATGAAAGGTTTGCCAGAAGAAGCCCCTGAAGATAATACAATGGCTATTATGGAAGGCTTTACTAGCGAACAAAATGATATTTTACAAGAAGCAATTCGTCGTAACACAATTTACAAAACAAAATATAAGCTAACTGGCTATTCATTAAACATTAAGTTCCATCCTATTGCACAACACTATTGGATCTGCGATCCGACTGTGCCTGAAATGAAAGATCAACCTTTCTGTGGTTACTACGATCCAATGACTATTCAAGAAGCTATGGACTTGTATCCAGGCATTGACTTGGAAGAGTTTTCCGAATATGCCGAATATAATATGAACGGCGCTTATCAAGCAGGTAGTGTATTAAACAACTTGGCTATTCACGCACGTGACTCAGTTCCAGTTATGGGTATTCCGGTTAGTAGTGCTGCATCAGCTGACCCACATAGTCGTCAAGTATCTGTTGTAACTGTTTGGAACAAGTATGACATCGACGGTGATGGTGAATTAGAACTAGTTGAATTGATCTATTCAGGTAGCTACATTATTAGTGCACGTGAAGTAGAATTTATTCCAGTTGCAAATATGTGTCCAAAGCCACTACCAGGTAACTTCTATGGTATGAGTATTGCCGAGTCTGTTATTCCAATGCAGGAATACAACACATCCGCAGCACGTGCTGAAATCCAATTAGGTTTACTAACTGCAACTCCACGTATTGGTGTTAAGCCAGACCGCGTTGACTTTGAAATGATGCAAGACGGCGAAGCTGCAATCTTTATTTTAGATAGCAAGTTCAATCCTGCAACTGACGTATATCCAATGCCTCCTCCAAGCGGCAACTTACAGTTCTTAGAAGTTGCTATGAATCGTATCCAACAAGATACAATGGCAATGATTGGTATGACTACTCCAAGCGATGTATTCAATCCAGAAGTAATGGCTGCTGGTAACAGCGGTGTTAAGTTACAATTGGCATTAAGTCCTAACCAAATTATTCAAGACAACACAGTACGTAATGCTGCTGAAGGTCTAAAGGAATCATTATGGTTGGTATGGCGCACTCTTATCCAGTACGGCGACGATTACGGTGTTAAGAAGTTAGCACAATCAAGTCACCCAGACAAGAAGGCAGAGTTCCTAGACTACAATGCTTGGGATGATATGAACTTCTGCGAACGTAAGCAAGTGAACTTAGAGCTAGCTTTAGGTATGAAGTCTGAAGAGAACTCATTAAACCGTTTACAAATTATCCAGAAGTGCCAAACAGAATTGTATCAAACTGTACAAGGTATGGTTGGTAGTGGAACATTGACTCCTGAGATGTACAAGAAAGTTAAGAAGCCATTCGCTGATACATTGTATGTGCTTGGTGTTAAAGACTGTGATTCATACTTGCCAACTGACCAAGAAGTTATGGCAATGATTAAACAAGGTCAAGAAGCACAACAAAGCAAAGGTCCAAGTCCAGATGACAAGCAAAAACTAAGTGCTGCTAACTTAAACGATGTTAAAGCAAAGCAGATTGAAATGGAAGTTGCTGGTCAAGATGCAGAAACACAATTAGACTTTATGTCTATGGCTGCTGGAGATCCTAAAGTTTATTCTTAAATACTAAATACAGTATAGGATAGAATAGCATATGATTAATAATGAAACGGTGGAATTTTATAACAATCGACTAACTTTCGATTTGAGCCAACTTAAAAGTCTAACAACATCTCAAAAGGATAGCGTTAGACATTATGGCAGTCAGGCAGAAGCCTTACTAAAGAATAGAGAGTTAGCGATGTTTATACATCACTACAAATTTAGTATAGCAGATGAACTTGCGAATATGCGCGGTCATCTACTAGACGACAATACTAAGAGAGTTGCTTTAAGCAATGAACTTTCTGGTATTGACAATTTCGTATCCAGCCTTAAAAGGGCTGTGTACTTAAAAAACCGCTTAGGTAACACTACTGAAGTGCCCGATAGCGTATAAGGAAAAAATTAAATGACAGATAATATCAGTCCTAACACCCCAGTAGGTGCGGTCGCTGAACCAAATGCAGTAGCAAGTTTAGATTCCATAGCTGCTAAAATGACCGCAATGCGTGAAAACACATTACGTAATCAAATTAGACCTACTGAACCTACTGAGGCAGGAGCAAATGCAACGGCAGAAGAAGATGCATCAAGCCCTGTAGCACCCGAAGGTGCTGAAGTTGCCGATACCGGTGAACACGAAATAGACGACGCCAACTATGAAAGCGAAGCCCAGGACAATGATCCTGTAAGCGACTCTGATAATAGTTCAGCAGACGAACTAATTGACTTTATTGAATTCGCAGAAACTAATCCGAACGCTAAGTTCAAGTTTATGAAGAATGGTAAAGAAGTTATTGTCGATGCTAAAAAGGCTGCTGCTATTTTAGGTCAAGGTAGCGCGATACACGAAGAAGCAAGACAATTGAAGGTAGATCGCGCAGAGTTCGATGAATATATGAACGAAGCACGTGCACATCAAGAAGGTTTGACTTTAGCAATGGAGTTTACTGTACAACCTAAGTTGCAGGCGGCATACGATGAAATTTTGAAAACGCAAAATTACAATAGTACGTTTCACCAGCAATTAGCTAGAACAACTGATCCAGCTCAAGCTGCAAGGATACACGCGAGTATTCAGCAAAATGAGCAATACATTAGGCAACAACAGGCCACAATTGGCGAATTGAAACCAGCAGTAGATCAGTTTAAGGCAGTGCGCAGTCAACAAGTGGCGGAACGCTTACAAGCAGCTCGCAAAGGATTCCAAGACAAGGAGTTGAAAAACGAATATGTCTTCAAAGAAGTCCGTGAGAAATTAGGTAAGGCGTGGTCACAATCCAAAGAGCAGATCATTCCAGGAATTGATAACATAGATCTTATAAGTAGTGATGAGTCCTTGTTAAGTTTGGTCAGAGATGGCTTACGATACAGAGACAAACCTTCCACAAAGGCTGCTGGTGCTAGCATTGCTGCGCTAACAAGTCGTAAAGGTACTACTAATACCCAGAAGGGATCTGATGATGGCATTGCAAAGCTTCGTGAGCAAGCCAAGGCCGGCGATAAGAAAGCCGGGGACAACCTCTTAGTGGCCCAGTTGCAAAGAATGCGACAAGGTCGAGGTGGTCGATGATATATACCATTCTTAAAGGAAAATAAAATGGCAGAAATTACAACATCCCAAATTGGTAACGGTACAACAGCATATGGCTCTGATATCGTTGTCAAGGACTTAGACCTAGATGTGTCTAACCGTGTTAAAGATGACACCCCAGTATTGAATATGGCTATGAGCAAAAAGCGTAAAGTTAACTCAACTTTGCCTTTGTGGTCAGATGACATCTATCGTACACCAGGTGTACAAGCGCAAGTTGAAGGCGCAGTTGTTTCCACAGCTAACGCTGAGTCTAACTCACGTTACAACTTAGGTAACTACACACAAATTTTCAGCACAACTATTGCTTCAAGCGGTACTGCACGTGCAGTTATGCAAGCTGGTGGCGATCCTCAAGCATATCAAGAAGTCAAGCAATTGATCGAATTGATGTTTGACGTTGAACTACAATTAGTTCGTAACGACCAAATCGGTACTAAGTACGCTGGTCAAACTGGTACAGCTTCTGGCTTGCCAGCTGGTCAAACTGGTCGTCGTATGGGTTCACTATGTTCCTTCGCAGGTACACAGTCATTCAATACTACTTCAGGTACATTGGCTGGTTTAGATTCTTTCTACAACAACGAATCTACTGACAGTGCTGTTCAAGCTTCTAACGCTTTGCAAATCTATGCAAACGGTAGCCAGTTCTACGCAGGTACTTTCACTAACCAATTGTTTAGCCCAGCGTTATACAAGCAATTAGTTACTGTTGCTGAACAGCGTTACAACGCAAAGATCCGTACTGTTGTTGCTCCAACATCACTACGTACTTCAATCAGCGATAACATTGCTCAATCACGTGGTATCAACCGTGTTGACTCTGCTCGTGGCGACACTATCCAAACTTATGAAGGTGACTTCAACTACAGCTATGAAATCTTTGATAGCTGGATTATGGATCAAGTATCTCCAAACAGCATCTACTTCTTGAACGAAGATGTTGTTCAGTGGGGTTCTTTACGTGACCTAGGTCCAAACAACGAAGTATTCAGTAATGCTGACGCTTCATTGGATCAGTTCATTATGGAAGGTACATTGATTGTACGTAACCCAGCTGGTGTTGGTATGTTGAACAACATCGAAGCAGGTACTGCTGCTCAAGCTAGCTTACCAGGTGCACGTCCAGCTGCATTAGTAAGCCGTGTAAACTTGGGTGCAGGCGACGTTACTCCTTAATCTATAAACGGTTAGTAGGTAATATGAAAAGCTCCTTCGGGAGCTTTTCTTGTTTGTGTACTGCGCTAAATAATACTATGAGCAACGATCAACCTGAATACCTGGATAATAATGATCCAGAAAAAAACTTAGATTATTATCGCCAAGATCACGGCGGAATGATCACTTCACATAACGGTGTAGCAGATAAGTTATTGCAAAATAACGATCTTTACAATAGTATGAAAGGCGACTGGTCTCGTACCAGTACAAATAAAAGCGGCAATATTATTGTTACTACTGGACGCGAAGATGGTAAATTTTATATCCGTCGTGAACAAAAGAACGCAGAAGCAGTTGCTAGACGTTGCGCTGAATATCGCAAAGCAGCGGAAATGGGAATCCCAGATCCATTAGCTCCACTAATGCCTGATGGCACATTAGGATGGAAATGGATGGACTTACCATCTGTTGTCAGCGTTAGAATCAGTGATCAATATTTTGGTGGTATCCCGTGGAGCGCCATTAAAAATGATCGTACATTAAAAGCACAATTCTATAGAGTAGTGCAAACGGAATATCCGCAATACGTATGCTACCCACGTGGTAAGCTACCAATACCGATAGATGTTCCATACCCTACTAAGCAGGGCGAAACAAAATTCTTCAAAGGACGATAAAATGTTTACAGTACCGACAGCAGATGCTCTTGTAAATTATATTAAAGATTTTACAGGTAGTACAAATGATGCAGAAATCAAGCAATGTATATTCTTAGGTGAACTAAGTATGCGTAACATTGAATTGCCTGCGAACCGCAGCAATCCATATGATCCTGCTTATATTGGCGTAGTGGATTCGACTGGCAGCATTCCTATTCCAGCAGATATGAACAAGCCAATCTTGTTCTTCAAACAAGGTGGCCAATACATTTACGCTGCGGCAGCAACTGGTGTTAGTGGTGAATTTACAATTACATTGTCTGCAACTCCAACTCGTCCTATTACAGTAGGTATGACTGTTACGGGAACAGGTATTGCACTAGGTGCAACTGTTACTAACATTACAAACTTAGT